AATCTGCTAGGTACTACTGGCACAACTGGCAAGAAGGTAGCCGAAGAACTAGATAACTACGCTCTTGGCAGCATCGGCGAGGGTATGACTCTTGTCCGTGCTTTAGTTCCTTCTTCACTACAGCGTTTATACGCAATGTTGCCGGTTAATGAGAAAAACCGCCAAGAAGCAACAGCAGCAATGCAGGCTATTGCCTTCAATGCTGCAAAAGGTAACATACCTAAGCCAACTGATACGGCTGAACAGAAGTATGAATACCTAAAGAACATAAGAATTTCAGCACATAACATTATGGTTATGCGTTCATTCCTTGGATTGGTATCACCGATAGCCCCAACAGTTCAGGAAAGCAAAGGCATTCCAGACTATCTAAAAGAAGTTGGTATAACCGGCCTACGTCCAGAGTTCTACGACTTAGTTAATGCAATTACCAAGAAGTATGGCGGAGATGTTCAAGACCCGTATGACTTGGCAGTTGCTACATTCGTAGGCAATAACCCTGGCAAGATTATCTACACAGTTTCTCGTGATGAGAAACAGACCAATGTAGTAATCCAGAAGACCAAGGAAATGAAAGACTGGTTTATTAAGAACAAGGCTCTTGTTGATAAGTATGGCGAGTCTGCATTTATCTTTGCTCCACAAACAGGTGAGTTTGATGCAGCAAGTTATGCGTGGCTGGAAGGTGCTGACTACATCAGGAACAAAGACCTTGAAAAGTATTACATAGACGTAATGGTTTCTCAGGATAAGCAGGCTTATTTCAAGATAGCCCGTGATGAGAAGGAAGCCCTATCGCAGACGGCTAGCCCGTCGGCTAGAAAGGCTATTATTGCTAATGCCACAGCGCAGCGTCAGGCTATGAAGGTCGCTAACCCATTGCTTGAGTCTGCTATTACTGGCGGCGGTAATGAAATTGCCAGCGAGACCATTATGTTCCAAAGCGTTGAGGAAATACTGCGGGATACAAACGTAGATATTCCGCCAGCAACACGCTCTAAATTGATAGTTATTGCATCTCAGATTCGTGACTTCATTAACCTGGCTAACGACCCAGAGTTAAGAGACACGACTAACTTTGCTGATGCAAAGCGTCAACGCAAAGCGGATATTGAAACCCTGATTGCAGATTTCCTTGAGGGTGATTTGATTATCAAAGAAGCCAACCGAGCAATATTCCAGACAATTCTGGACTACTACTCACGAGACACATATAGGGTATAACGTGGCAGATGAAACAGTAAAGATACCTAAACCGACAGCAGACCAAGAGTTAGCGCTCTCTCGTGCTGGCGTCGGCAACCATAGACTTGTTTTCAATAAGACTGCCAGAAAATGGGAAGTCAAAAAGAACGAAAATGTCAATGAACAAGACATTACCTATGACAAGTGGCGTGGTGGAGAAAAGGATTACAAGGCTCCGGCTAGGGCAAAAGGCGAGCAACTACCGTCTGATGTTCGTGAGCGAGTGGATGCTGGAGACCCATTTGGTGCGTTAATAAATAAATATGGGCTACAGGTAGTAACTGACCCAGTTAGAAAAACAACCAGTCTTGAAGGTTTTACTATTGACCCTAAGACTGGGCAGCGCGGCCAAGATACTGTTCCGTTCTACCTTTATCTAGATAGCAATAACACTATCCAGGTATCTGAAGATTATGACAAAGTAAAGAAATCTGCACTTGATGACCTACGCAAAACAGGTCAGATAAATGCTTTGTTCCAGGATTTATACAACAGGAAAGCAATATCTAAGGCTACCTTTGAAAAGAAAGATATTGCAGCGGCTGACTTTAATGCAGCCCTGGCTGGGGTAATTACAGATTATTCTATATCTGCAATTAACAATCGCCAGTTTGGCATATCAACTGAAGCCCCTAACTTCCTTGGATTCCTACAGGGAATCCCCACCGCTGGCCCATCTGAAGCAGACCTGCCACGCCGTGAATTTCAAGACATTGGCAAGGCTGAATTAAATGCTTTTATTGACAAGATTTATCTTGAGACTATTGGCCGTAAGCCCAGTGAGGAGCAGCGTAAGGCTAAGTTGCAGGAACTAAATAACATTGTCAAGAAGGGCGTTCTATCAACCCGCAAGGTTGTTGGCGGAGAAGTTCAATATAGAACTAAAGGTGGATTCAACCAGGAACGTGAGGCCCTTAAGTTGGAAGAACAGTTAAAGCAAGAGAATCCACTTGAGTATGAACGCCGCCAGGCATTCGGTTTTATGGACGAACTATCTAAGATTCTTGGAGGTGGTATGTAATGGCAGAACAGATGCCGCCTAACGTCTCAGAGGAGATGATTCAAACAATCCTTTCCCTAAAAGGCATTGATACTAAACTTCAGGAAGCCTGGGATGCTTATAAAGAAGGCCGCTATGATGATATGTACACCCTTGTCATTAGTAGCAATTTTTATAAAAACAATAATGCAACAGCCAGGGCTAGACTTCAGGCTAAACAAGCACAGCCTGGTGTCTACTTAGATGGTTTAGATAAATACAAACTAACAACCAGAAAAAGCCTAGTTAACTCAGGGCTCAAAATGGATGCCAAGATATTCAATGGCATTGCCGCACAGGCTTATGACTCGGGTATGTCGGAAGACCAACTTAAAGAACTGGTTGTTAATTCTGGCTTAGTTACTGGATATGGTGGCGATGTTCTTGGCGATACTTCAGCCCTAAAAGGTTACGCAAATTCTTTTGGTGTTGGCAGTTATTTAGGTGAAAGTTACTGGAAACAGAAATCGCAAGATTTATTCCTCGGTAGAACTACTACTGAAGATATTGAAGATGAAGTCCGTCAGATTGCGGCTAGCGCATTTCCAGGATATGCCGACCAGATTAATGCTGGCGTTAGCGTAGATTCTCTGGCTTCAGCCTACAAAGGTGCTATTGCTAACATTCTTGAAAAAGATGCAGACTCTATTACCTTTAATGACCCGCAACTTCGGGCTGCACTACAGTATGTAGGGCCAGATGGAAAGCCAGCAGTTAAGCCATTGTGGCAATTTGAAAGAGAACTCCGTATGACTCCTGAATGGGAACTAACTAACAATGCCAGAACTACGGTGGACAACCTTGCCTATAAAGCACTTAGTGATATGGGGCTTATCTAGTGGCTAAAAAACAACTCACAAAACTGCAAAAGTCTTTGCAGCAGCAAATAAAAGATGCTGAAAAACTACAAGCAGATGTTCTTAAGCAGCAAAAAGAAGCCCAGGCTTTATCTAAAAAACGGGCTGATGAATTGGCTGCTGCCCGTGCTTCGCAGCAAGCGGCTCAATTAACACTAAGGCAAATGGAATTTGAAAGACAGCGTGCTGCAGAGCAAGCCGAAAATGCTAGACTCCAAGGATTATTGGCTAAATCAGAAGCAGAAAAGAAGGCTGCTGAAGAAGCGGCTGCTGCTGCAAAAGCACAGTTTGATGCTGCCAATGCTGCTCTTGCTGCTGGTAGAAATGAGAACGCTAATATTGCAGCAGGTAATATTAATGTATCCGGCAATGTAAATTTAAATGAAAGAACTCAAGCCGATATAGCCGCTGAAAACTATGCTAAATTGCAGGCTGAAAAAGAGCGAGATATTCAACGTCAATCTATTATTGACGTACTTACCGATAGATTTAATCGTTATAACCTTCAAAGTCTTATTCCAACTATTAAGAAGTTGGCACAAGAAGGTGCTACAGAATCTACAATTACCCTTGCACTTCAGGAATCAGAGGCATATCAACGTCGCTTTAAGGCTAATCAAGACCGTATCAAGAAAAATCTTGCTGTTCTTACACCAGCAGAGTATTTAAATCTTGAGGACGGATATCGCCAGATTCTCCGCTCATATGGTTTAAATCAATTTGATACTGATGATTATGTCCAGCAGTTTATTGCCAATGATGTATCCGCTGCTGAGTTATCTAATCGTGTAGTTACTGCGGTGCAGAGGGTTCGTAATGCCGACCCTGCCATTGCTGCTACATTAAAGCAGTATTACGGCATTGGCGATACTGACCTAGTTGCTTATGTTCTTGACCCTAATCAACAGTTCCCTAAGATTCAACAACAGGTAGCAGCAGCCGAGATTGGTGCGGCAGCAGGTCTTCAAGGCATTCAACCTGGTGTTGCCACTGCAGAGCAGTTGGCTAGACAGGGTATTACTCAGGCTGAAGCACAGCGTGGCTACGCAACTATTGCGAATATTTTGCCTTCGGCACAGAAACTATCTCAAATTTACGGAACAACCCTTGAGGGTTATGGCTTGGCTGAAGCAGAACAAGAAGTATTTAACTCACTTGCATCGGCACAACGCAAACGCCAACGACTGGCAGAACGTGAAGCGGCATCTTTTGGTGGCGCTAGCGGTACTGGCAGAAGTTCTCTAAGCGCCCAAACTGGCGGCGCATTCTAAGAATCCCGACGTGGACCGACCAGCCCCACGCGGTGTATAAGACTGGTAGCAAGAGCCAGCCTATCTACCCCTGGATAGAACTGTGGCTTGCGACTAACTAACGATAGAAAGGGTGGTTGCTATGAGCAACAACTACTGGGATGACGAAGACGATGACCAAGATACACCTGAACAACAGTTGACTGGTGATGACTTAGTTAAGAAACTAAGAAAAGCCAAGCGTGCTGATGAAAAGCGTATCAAGGAACTTACCGACCAACTTGAAGGATTCCTCAAGGAGAAGAAGGAAAAGACCGTCGCTGAAGTCCTAGCAAAAAAGGGAGTAAACGCTAAGGCTGCTCGCCTTATCTTGAAGGATGTGCAGGAAGCCACTGAGGAGTCTATTGACTCTTGGCTCCGTGATAACGGAGATTTAATCGGCTATAACCCACAACCTCAGAATGAGGAAACGCAGCAGAATCTTGCGGCACTACGCCAGCAAGACATTCTTACCCAAGGCGGAATTGCTCCAGACAAAGCCGTAGACCTAGAGCGACAACTAGAAAATGTTGACTCTATTGATGATTTAATGAATCTTCTACGCAATTCCTAATCCGTTCATAGTCACTTGGAGGTGACGCAAACAATGGCAAACGCCTATACAGATACAGGTGCTTCCTCTCTCGGAGGTACCACTGGTGGCGCAGGTCTAGTACAGAAGGCATATGACCGTCTTCTAGAGTTTGCTCTCCGTTCAGAACCACTACTTCGTTCTGTCGCAGACAAGCGTCCTGCCCGTCAGGCTTTCCCAGGTTCAACCGTAGTGCTACAGCGCTATGTTGACCTTGACCCAAAGACCTCTACTCTATCTGAGACAACAGACCCAGATGCAGTAGCGCTCTCAACCCCGACCTCTGTCACCATTACTCTTAACGAGTACGGTAATGCGGTCCTCGTAACCCGCGCACTTGAGTTGTTCTCACTTGCAGATGTAGACCCAGCGATTGCAAACATCATTGCTTACAACCTCGCTGATTCTATTGATGCAGTTGTATCCACAACTCTTACTGGCGGAACCAACGTAATCTACGGTGGTGCTCGTACTTCTACAGCAACCATCACTGCATCTGACACGATTGACTCGGCAGACATCCGCAAGGCTGTCGCTAAGTTGCGTGCTAATAAGGCCAAGGCTCGCCGTGGCTCTTACTACTGGTGCGGTATCCACCCAGAAGTTTCACACGACCTCCGTGCGGAGTCGGGTAACCTCGGCTGGAACTTCGTCCACGCACAAACTGCACCTGCTGCAGACAAGATTTGGGCTGGCGAAATCGGAGATTACGAAGGTGCATTCTTCGTTGAGTCTTCTCGTATCCCATCTGCTAAGGATGG